GTCTCGCTGGCTTGCCGTGTACACGGTGGCGTCAGATTCAAGGTCATCCGCAAGCACGAGGTCAAAGTGAGCACCCGTGACCGCGCCGCCCGAGCCAATCGCGGTGAGCGTGGGGTCCACGCTCTCAAGGGTGCGCGGTACATACACCTGCGTCTGCGTCCACGGTGCGTCCTCGCTCTCAAGGGGCGTGCATCCGCGCGCGGGGTCGCTCGCCCAGTCCTCAATAATCCGCTCGGAACGGAGTAACGCTTTTACACGCCTCATGCGCTTTTCTGCCTGCGCCGCGCTCTCACAGATCCACAGGATACGGACATTTCGGTCAAGGCAGATAGCGCGCACGGCGTATGTGATGGCCGCCTCTGTTTTGCCGTGGTCACGCGGAGCCAACACAAGCAAGCGCCCCTTGTCTTGGCTCTCGCGCGCCACGCGCCATGACTCGTCAAAGCGCGTGAGCCAGCGTTTGCGGTGCTCGGCGAACCTCATTCCGCAGTAATACGCATCAAAGAACACAGGGGATACACGGGACAGCGCGCGCCTCTGCTCGGGTGTTGACGGGAGAACTAGGCTCATGTACTTTGAGACCCCTTTGTTTTGACCTGGAGACCGCATGGACCTCTGCATCTTGATACTTGTCACCATATACCCACAGCTCCAAAACTCACAAGTGCGCGAGTTTCGGCGGGCACAGGCTGTTTGTGAGCGTGTGTACGCCGCCGCCATCGACAGCCCCGTGGATCCCTTGCTCGCCTTGGCGGTTGCCGCCGAGGAGACCCGCTTCCAGCCACGCCAAACAAGCCACAAGGGGGCACAGGGTCCCCTCCAAGTGATGCCCGCCTACTGGTGCCCCCAAGACGAGCACGGCAAGCTCAGGCCCAAGTGCGACCACATAGACGCGGGGCTCCGCGCCTTGCATCATTTCGTGGAGACGCGCCCCTCCGTGCGCCGCGCCCTTGAGGGCTACGCGGGCAAGGGGCGCGATGCCCGCGCTTACGCGGAGCGCGTCCTTCTGCGGTACAAGTCACTTGTGGCGATGGCGATTGCCCTTGAGGGCGACCACGAGGGCGAGGGGCCCTAGAGCTTTAGTTCACACGCGCCACCCGCGCACGCGACCTCGCCCATGACCTCCGTGTTGTCCTCCGCCTCATGGACAAGGGAGTAGTCCACGGGCACATGAGAGGCGCGCAACTCGTTCCACAGCTCCCACGCCGCCAGCTTTGCGTCTCTGTGCGGGTCATCCTCGCTCACCTCGTGGGGCTCGTACACACGGCAGAACGGCGCCTGCGGATAGTCATAATCACCGCTCGCCCCCAGGCACGAGACGCCCCCGAACTCGTAGGGCCGCGTGGCCAAGGTCTCAATGACTCCCTCCCACTCGTGGGGATGCACCACGCAGGTGTTGCTCACATTGTGCCGCACGGGGCCCGCGCTCGTGAGGCGCACCGTGCCCTCACGCACCCACGAACGCTGAACGAGCGCCACCCACTCAAGGAACTCCTGCGCCGTCTGCTCGGTTTTCAGGAGCGCGTGGGCGGGCGCCTCGATGGCGAACGAGAGCACATAATCGTTCCCGTTGCGTGACCACACGGACCGCTCCGCCGCCTTGGGGTTCGCGCTCATGTACGCCTGTGTGATCGCGCTGTCGCCGCTCGCCTGCACGCGGCGCAAGTAGCGTGGGGCGTGGTCCGCGTGGACGCCTGACGCGCACCCAAGAAGCACCGCCGCGTTCCCGCTGGGTTTTACACAGGTTACGCGCGCGGGGCAACGCTTGAGCGCGTACGCCTCCCAATACATACGCGCCGTGTTCCCTGCCACCAAGCCCAGCTCCTCAAGAAAACGCTCCTCTCGGACCCACGCGGGCGCAGACCCCAAGCCCGTGAGGCTCACCCCCAACAGGTACTCGCGCTCCAAGATGTCGCGCGTACAGGTGCGCCCCCCAGCCACAAGGTAGTCATCATCCGTGAGCGTGTAGCCCGCCTGAATAAGCCCCAGGTGCGTGGCTAGGCGCACCGCTTCAAAGGCATCATGGGGATCCTTGAACGCGGCCGCGTTGACCTCGGTGAGATTGCAGAACTGCCACCCTGTCTCATAGGTGAGCCCGCGCGCGCGCCACTTGTCCTGTTGGTCAAAGTCCATGTAGTCCAAGGCATACTCGGTGAGCACCTGCCCCTTTTCGTCCTTGATGAGCATGGGGACCATGCCAACCTCAACACATGGGTTATACGCGGTTTCAAGCGAGTTGACCCAAATGATCCCAGGCTCCCCGTAGGACTTGGTGTACTCAAACACGCGCCTCACCGCCGCCGCGTACTCGGGCTCCTTGGCGCGATGGCGCAGAGCAAGTGCCGAGATGTTTGCGCGCGCGCGCCACGGGTGCGTCTCCCACCAGTTGCCCGCGCTCTTGGAGGTCAGCATCTCGTCATCCGTGAGGTCGAACAAGGCAATCAGGGCGGCGCGGCGCACGCCCCCAGCGCGCACGCAGTCGGCGCTGATGCACATGAGGTCACTTGCATCAATCGGGCGCAGACTCTGCCCCGCGCGACTCCGCAACAGGTTCTCAGCCTCTCGGAGCATATTAAGCAAGGGCTCGGGGCCAGGTGCCTTGCCGCCGCAGGAGCGAATCACGCTCCCCTTGGGGCGCACAAGAGAGCCATCAAACGCGGGCAGGTCACCCTGCCCCAAGTACGCGTCCACAAGCCAGTCTAGGGCGCGCGCCCAGCCCTCAATGCTGTCCTCGATGACATGGAGGACACGGGGCGCCGCCTCAAGCTCCGCAAGTGACCGCACGGGGGGAAGCTGGCCCACATGATGACTCTGCACCGAGTACCCCACGCCCGCGCCGCACAGGAGCAAGTAAAGCGTCTCACCGAACCTCTTGGGCGTGTCCACATAACAACTACTGCAGTTGTACGCGCGCGGGTGTTTCGCAAGGACCGCCTCGCCCCCAAACTGCAAGGAACGCTGAGAGCCTAGGATCCTCTTGGCCTTGTACGCGCGCTCGATGTTCTCAAGCGCGCCCTCGGGGGCGCTCGCCCCCAACTGAGCGAGGTGTACGCCGTGCATATTCATCACGCGCTCCACCGCCTCCTCCCAGGTCTCACGGCGCTTGTTCTCGGTGTTGTATCGCGCGTAACTCTGCGAAAAGTTAAAGGAAGCTAGAGCCTCGCGTTGGGTGTCCTTGTCTATGTTCATTTGTTCCAAAGCTCAACTGTATGTGGGAAAAGTGCGGCCAAGACCACCTTGACCGCGTGTGCGGCTTCAACCATCTCCGCCTGTGCGCCCTCGTGCGTGCGAATGGTCACGAACTTCAACAGGTTTAAGAGGTTACCGCTCAGATAAAACTCAGTAAATAGCGCCGCAGGTAGCACGGCGCGCGCGTGCTCACGGCACACGCCAATCTGTAAGAGGAGCTGGTACGCGAGGTGCGCGTGCTCCACCGCCTCCGCGTAGATGCGCGCCGCGTGCTCTTGGATTCCGCCCTCCAGCGTGTCCACGCTCGCTTGCCTGTTCACGGGGGCTTGTGCGCGTAGCTTCTCAGGGTACCAAAACTCAATGTTCTCGGCGGTGTAGCGCCTGCTTATCTCGTTGTACGAGAGCGTGCGATGGCGCATCCATTGACGGGCAACGAACAACGGCACCTTGGCCTTGAGGGTCACGCTTGAGTGCTCAAACGGGCTCGTGTGCCCGTGCTCTGCGAGGTATCCCAACAGCTTAATATCGCGCTCCTCCAGCTCTCGGGACTCGCGCCCAAATGACACGCGCGCCGCGTTCACCGCGCGCAGGTCATCCCCGTGGTAGTCAACGAGGGAAATGTACCCCTGCCCCGCGTACAGCGGGATTGTGTGGCCCTTCTCCATGCTCTCGCTCCGTGTAGCTCAGTCGGTGTGGTCCGCCTGCTCGGTGCCGCGCACCAAGCCCGCACAGAACACGCGAGCCCGCTCTTGTGCGAGGGGCAACACCGCTAAAAAGTCAGGGAGCCCATCCGCCGTCACAGGTACACGCGCCCCCTGCACCGCAAGGTCCGCCGCGTTCAAGCTCCTCTTGTGCGAGTGCGTCCACGCGGAGAAGTCCACAAGCCACCACACGCCATCGAGCCTCACGAGCACGAGAGCCAAGTGACCCCAGGACACGCAACGCTGAAGCGCGAGCGCCTGCGCCCCGCCCACCGCGTCCAACGGCACACGCGATCCCTTGCGACTCTTGAGTTCCAAGAGACCCGCGCGCCCATCCGCAAGCCACAGCTCAAAATCGGGTCCGCTCGCCCCCGTGTTGACCGCACGAAACACGCCCCCTTTCCCCACGCCCCCAATCCGCCTGTACGGCTCGCTCCGCTTGCGTATGTTCGCGTACTCCGTGCGCAAGTACTCCGCCCCCATACGCTCCACTAGTGCCTCCGCCTCCACGCCCGTGCGCTGGGCTTCTCGGTTCGCCTCTTGTTGTTTGTGCTCCGCCTCGCTCATGCGTCTCCCAATGTACGGGTGCGCGGACGCGCGCCTCGTGGGTCTCTGTTGCCTCCAGCTCATGAGCCTGTCTCCTGCGCTTGGGTGTCCGTTCAGAATACCACGCCAACACGGGGAGGGTCGCGTGTTTCACGGGAAACATTGAAAAGAGGACACATGAGCGAGCAGAAGCCCAAAGAGACAAGACACCCCGTGATCGCCGTGGAGGGCGCTATCGGTGCGGGCAAGTCCACATTTTTGCGTTGGGTCCGCGCGGAGTACGCCGCAGATGGCCATGTAGTCGGTGACGAGTATGTCTCGCACCTGATGCCCAGGTATTACGCCAATGAGCGCAGGTGGGCACTTGCAACGCAGATTGACTCGTTGGTGGGCCGCGTGTACCTCGGGCGCGCCGCCCTGAATGTCGCACGGGAGAGCACCGTGTGGCTCGACCGCTCCGTGTACGGGGATCTCGCGTTCGCAAGGGCGAACCACGCCACGGGCAGACTCGCGCCCGAGGAGTACCGCATATACATGGACGCGCGGGACGCGCTCACACTCCCCCAGGTGGACGCGATCCTGTGGCTCGACACCCCCTCCGCTACCTGTGCCGCACGCAGACGCGCACGCGCAAGCGCAGGCGAGTTCATCCCCTACGATTACGAGGAGGCCCTTTTAGCCGCGTACCACGATGTGCTGGCGGACGCTGAGTCCCGTGGGGTCCGTGTGTTCCGCGCTGGATGGGGCGCGCACCTTGTGCCCCACACCGAGGACTACTCCCGCGCCGCGCGCCACCTCCTCCGCGTGTTCGCGGAGTTCTTGGGGGCTCCCCTAAGTGCTGATGGGTACGAGCCCCAATAGAGTAAGGTTGCACGCCTAAGTGCGCGAGGATACTAGCTAAAATAAATAAATGTAGGGGTGAGAGATATTTTAGCTTGACACTAGGGGAGAGGGGATATAGGCTCACAGGGAACGCGCCGCCCCCCTTTGCGGCGCGACTGACCCTAGAGCGCGCACCCAGCGCAAGGACCGCAAGAGCATGAAGCACCCGCTCACTCCCCCCCGCAAGCCCACCCCCGTGATCACCTTTGAGTCCTCCGCTGACTTTGACTCGCACGAGTGGTGCATGGATGACCTCTCACGCGGCTCCCAGCCTTGGCTGTACTCCGTGGATAACAGCTACTCAGACGCCTTTGGCGTTGTGCCCGTGTTTGGTGTTGAGTGCTCAGACACCGAGCACCTGCGCGCCGTGGAGTACTCGCTCCCCGCCTCCCATGTGGATGTGGTGCCCGCGCCCCCCATGAGCCTCGTGAGCGATGTGACCTGGTGGAACGCACCAAAAGCGGACGAGGACCACCAGCCCTCGCTCCCCTTGCGCGTGGACCTCACCCTGCACGCCGACCTCCACCAGTGCCACGCTACCCTGCGCGCTGGCCGTTGGGTGGTGTCCGCTATCTACGCCTGCCACTACGAGGTGGTGTGAGCATGAACACGCGCCCATCACCCATCCGCGTCTCCACCGAGCCCACCGATAACCCTGAGCAGTATTGTCACGAGTTCCGCGCTATCCCTGCACCCGAGGACACCGAGACCCTTGAGGTCCCCTGCATGGGGATCGTCACCGAGATGGAGCTTGTGGCCCTGCGCGCCGTGGACGCGCTGGAGCGCA